GAAAATGTTGTATTTGCCATATTAATATCCTCCTAGATATCTGAATACTGTCCCTAGGGTTGTCGACTATACGCGTCAGCATTCATCATTTATTAAATGTATAGTAAATTTTTTATATACTAGTTTTGAATAGAGTGCAAGAGATCCTACAGTAAAAGTGCGATTTCAGCGATGTAGCTTTTGTTCTAAGTAGCTACAGAAACTTGCGGAGCAACGCCTTCAACGTTATTCTGCCTGTGAGCGATTTCAGCTTCTTCAAGCTTAATTTCAGTAATGACTTGCTTGATTTTATCGTCAAGTCTAACCATGTCAAGAGTGTACTTACCATTAGTAAGATGCTCCTGTTCCCACTTCAACTCCAAGGACCTTTTTGTTTTGTATAGGTCTTGTATCATCATTAACCTCCTCATAGGTTATTCGATTTATCTCGTTATTATAGTTGTTCCCGAGATATTCCCAGTTTATACTCTTTTCTCCCAACTTGTCAAGGATTGATTGTTCAAGAGAAATAGCATTATCTTCCGCTTCAATATTAAATTTTGCGTAGTGATCGTATGCCCATATTTTTACTGTGAATTTTTTCATGAATCTCACCATGTTATTTATTAAATGTGGCGGAACTATGTTCCGCCACAAAATTACTTAGTTACTGCTTACGCACCTTCGCAACCAAAGATACCTCTATAGTCAGACGCGCCGAAAGCGTATCTTTCTCTAGCTTTGTATCTAACGTTGCCAGTATCAAAGTCTCCTTCCATTGACGTAGTCAACGGAGTTCTTGAGAACATTTTCATACCATTTGGAACGTCAGTGATTAAGTACCAAGAATCAGCATCAGTTAAGAAATTGTTCACTCTATAACCTTGAGGAACCATTCCCATTGAGTTGATTGCATTGATATCATTATCAGCAGTACCAGTTCTACCTTGAGACTTCATAAGTCTCTCAGCATTGAATTGGTTAGCCGATGGAATGATCATCTTAACCGCTTTTGCAGCTATTCTTAAACCTCTTTCATCAGTCATTTGCGCTACGTCGATTAGCGCTTGTTCTAATGAAGTTTCGTTTAAGTCAGCTTGCACTGCTAAAGTGTTTGCTACAGTACCCGCGATAGTTGGGTGTGCTGTAGAAAGTAAGTTAACGCCGTCACCAGTTTGAAAAGCAGTTCCCGCGGCTACGCCCGGTAAACCATTATTCAAAGGTGCTGCACCTTTAACTTCTTTAGCATTTGACATAGATCTTGCTAGTGCTTTTGTGTATCTAGAAGAAAGTCTGTCATAAAGGTTGTCCTCTATTGCTTCTTCTGTGATAGCGAAAGCTAGCGCGATCGTTTCCATTGTGTATCTAGCAGTGTAAGTTTCTTGCGCGTCGTCGTACGCAATTCCTTGACCTTCTGCTTTTACATCTGCGTTAGCAAAACCACTTAACATTACTTCTTCTTCAAAAGCTCTGTCAGATGATTCTGTTGTATAAATCTCAGCATGCTGATTTTCATACCTTTTGTACTCCAGCCCAAATAAAGCATTTAGGCCTGGTTCTAGTTCTTTAACTAGTTGTGCTCGTGATATTGCCATATTATGCTCCTATTATTGCCACGTAACCGCACCAGTGAAATATTGGTTTAAGTTGTGCGCGACTACCACTGAACAATTCGCTGCTGCGATATCGTTATTTTCAGGGTCTTCTGCAGTTCTTACCAATCTCCATTGATTGTTAGTTGCGTGCCTTGTAGCGTAAGTTAACTCTGAACTTGACTGACCAGATAATTCTGAACCAGCCGCTGTTACAGTTAGACCGTATGTTTTACCATATTCAGCCTGTGCTGCTGCAGCGTCAATCGAAGCAACAAAAAGTTGATTCGGATTGTCAATTACAAAAGCAGTTATATCTTCGCTATTAGCTGGAGTAATAGGTTGGTTGTAGAAATTCGCAAATGTCGGCTTCTTAGTTGAAGCGTCGTTATAGAATATTCCATTCAACACACCTATACAAGTGTTAGTGATGGCAGCTTGTGCAGTTACAATGTATCCAGCGGCGCTTCTTACAGCAGTCCCTTGGAACAGATCAACAGCCATGCCAGCATCAATAAGATATTTGCCTTGACCTTGAGATGCCATTGTTGAACCAACAGTACCTTGCGCGATCAAACCAAAACCTTGTGTGTTTCTATTTGCCATAGTTATTACTCCTTATGAACCTGCCGTCGTAAAACGGCCTCCAGTTCGGTTGATATTATTTCGATGTTAAGAATTACTTCTTGGTACCACCGAAAGTGTGCTTCGAATTCCTATCAACACTGATAGGCATTCTTTTATCCTGATCCCTAAGTAAGTCGGTTTCCACTGACTCGTCTTGACCTTCAGTTTGTCTTCTCTGATAATCTATACGAGACTGTGCGAGTTCTTCGGGTATCCTTGCCAGGAGAAGGCCACCTACTCCAATCACTCCAGCGTATTTTCCGTCTAAGACAGTTGGGAAAGAATCGTCATTGTATTCGTCAGCTCTCACTAACTCATAACCAGATCTCAATCTACCATGAATATTCTTGGTGTCATTGAAACCCATTGACTCTGCTCTTATCCATCTGTGCCTAAATCCGTCAGGCGCTGGTGGTGCATCTAGAGATGATGGGGGCTTATACTCTTTTGGACGTTCAGTCTTTGTCCGAGTCTCAGCCGCACGTAAAGGTTTTTTTTGTTCTTCTTTTGTCATATGCTTATGCTCCTTCCGTGAGTTTTAATTGTTTTGCATACTCTTCGAGTGGCACACCTAATTTTTTAGCTATTGCTACCTGTGAAGATGTGAGTCTCACAGTTTTGCGACCAGGTTTTGCGCTTCTATTGGCTGAAGCCACCGACTGAACGGGTTTGGTCGTCGCCTTGTCTTCATTAGTACCAAATTTATGACCAAAGTCAACTCTAATCCTTTTATCAATTTCTCGATAATATTCATCAGACTTGGGATCAAAACCTTCTTTGTCTACTAAATCCTTATGAATTTCAAACGCAGTAAATGTCATAGCTCTATCTGTTCCGAACCATCTATTTTTTGCTGCCCAATCTTCTGCTTGAGGATCTGCTTCCGGTAATGATTTTGGTGTTTGTTCTGGTAGTCTACCACCATCCGATAATTGTACAGGTGTTTCCTGTGCAACCGGTTGTCTTCTCATTTGCAGATTTGCATTCTCCAACGCAAGTGCTGCAATTTTTTTATTTGCCGTAACTTGTAGATTTGCATCTTGTGACTCTATTGCCATTCTCAATTCATTTTGAGCTGACTCCATTGCACTCGTTACATTCTCTTTAAGTTTTTCAGTATAATCAGAATCAACTTTTTGAAATCTTTCATTATCGATTCTTCTTTTCTGTTCTACAGCATTCGCATATTCAACAGCAGCAGCTTCTCTTCTTTCTGCTTCTCTCATCTTACGCGTAAGTTTTGCAATTCTAGATTGCACACCTCTGCTATAGTCTTCTAATTTTTCATCGCTAGTTGTTTCGTTTTCTACTGTCTCTTCTTTTTTTGTTTCTTGTTCCGTGGTTTCTGGAGCGGTATTAACTACCGACTCATCTTTTTCTTCAGGTACATTAATCTCGGTCTCCGGACCGGATGTATCAATGTCTACTGTTTTGTTTTCTTCCTCTGGCATAGTGTCCTTCCTATGTTAAAATTTGTGTAAGATATCTGTTGGATCTTGCACAGTTGCTAGTACTTCGTCATCATTAAGAAGACGAACTTCCCCACCTTCAATTTCAATACGTGATCCTGCATAACGTGCGAAGACTACCCAGTCTCCAACCTTGCACCATGGACCATCGTTAAATCTATCTTTATCTCTATAACAATCAGGTCCCATTGCTAATACGTTACCGCACTGTGATCCTACTTGTTGTCTTTCTAGAGTATCTTGTCCTAACAAAACTCCACCCTTAGTTTTTTCATTCATCTTAAATGGTAAAACTAAAAGTCTCCAACCCGTAGGTATAGGTAGCTTTGTTTTTTCTTTTGTGACTTCTTTTTTTTCTGATTTTTTTACACCAAGTAATTCTTTATTTGGTGTTATTATTTTTGGTGTCACCGATGTTGATGACTGTTCCTCTGTCTTCATTTTGCTCCTTATCGTTTAGCAGGTTAGAGATTTCCTGATGCACTGATTCCAATGCATTGATCTGTCCTATTATATACTTGTAAGTTCCCATATTGTCAACCCCACCAGAGGTCACTGATATAGTTAATGATTGTAGTCTTTTTGAAATAGTTCTTCTTAAACTATTTAATACTTGTTCTGGTTCCATTTAACATTTCCATCTTCTCCGTGCTTGTCTGATTCGAGAATTAGGATCGTTACGTGTTTTAGCTGACGAGTTTTTTAATTGACCTGCGCTTCTTGCACAGTACGACTTTCGTCGGTTTGCAGCTTTTGACCCTTTTTTCACTTTACCAGTCACGGCTGTTTTTAATTTACTTCCAGGGTTTGCTGCCCTGTAAGCTTTAACACCTTTTGCTGTCATTCCAGCTCCGGATTTTGTTTTTCTATAATTAGCACCCTTACCTGTAGTAGTTTTTCTTATAGGGTTTTCTGCTCTACCACCTTTAGCATAATTACTTACTTTTTCTGCCATTGTATAACCATCTGTATTGTGACCAGGAGGTGGTTTATAACCAGCTCTTGGACTTGTTGCATGTTGCAAAGTTAAAGCAGTTTGGCCCGCGTTTGGTGACCTAGTTCTCATTAAGCTTTCTTTTTATTTTTAGGCTTCTTAGCTGTTTTTGCTGCTCGTTTAAAGTTAGCTGCAGTAGGTGCACCCTTAGCACCTGGTTTTCTCATTTTTTCACCACTACCAGCTTTGATTCTATTTCTTTTGGCTGCGATGTTCGCGTATAAACCTTTTGCTTTTGCCATTATGCTTTTCCCTTCTTTTTTTTCTTTTTAGGAATAATTCCTTTTGCCATTAAAATATCTTTTTTAGTAATTTTACC